CGGGTCGAAGGCGGCGAAGCGGGAGCGGATGTTGGCGGGATTGAGAGAAAGCGTTGTTGGATGGCCGCGCTCGCGCACAACTAAGCTATCTATTCCAGATGCCCTTGCGGCATCCTTGAACTCGCCACTATTCAAAAGGCGCCAAGCCAATTCATTTAGCGGTTCGCCGGTAAATTCGTCAGTTTCATAGGTATATTTCAGGGTTGGGAAATCAACACCGGTCGCCTTACGAAGCCCTTCCTGTGTTATTTTCTCATCGGTGCCAATTGGCACTGTTAGCGTTTTTCCTTTGCGTATTTTCAATGGATAAACGACCCCCATAGGCGACTCACTAAAGCGCCGCGCATATTCTCCAACGCCTGCACGCTGGGCGCCTTTTTGTTCAGCATATTGTGATGCCAGTGATGGAGTTTGTGACCCCCACGCTTCTCCAATGAATGCGTCAACGTCCTCTGTCGTTCCGTGAAATGCTGGTGCGGTCACTTTCATCGCCCGCGCCCTCTCCGCCGCCGTATTGGCCGGACCCAGCCCGAGCCCGCCCTGCTCCACCGGCAGCGCGGCATTCGTCCGCGCCGTGCGGAAAGCCTGGATGCGCTCGGGCAGGCCGAAGGGCAGCTCGTCGGGGATGGGCGCACTCATCGCCGGGCCGTCACCGTAGCGCACGATCAAGTCGTCGATCCCGCCGCGGATGCCCTCCTGCTTGAGCATCGTATCCATCTGCTCGATCGGGTCGAGTAGCCCGCGCTGCTGCGGCGTGAGGTTGCGGCGCTGCTGCACGAGGCGCGCTTCGGCTTCGCCGGCGAGGCGCCTGTACATCTTTACCTGATCGTTTTCAATGCCGTTTAGGATGTAGTTTAGCGTCCTTCCGAGCCTGTCTGCCTTCTCGATCTGTTCTTTTCCACCAACTGTATAAAGCCGGTTGATTTCGTCGCGCAATGACGCAACCGCATCCCTTTTTAGCGAGCCAACATCCATATCTTTCGGATTCCCGCCGCGCGCGAAGTTTTCTGAATTCTGCACCGCATGTTGCATCTCATGCAGGCCCGTGCTTCTTGCTGAGTCAGCAGCTTGCGGCGCGAAGTACGTCAGTTCGCCAGAGTTAGGATCAAATGCCCCTCTGTTAGAGCCAAGCATCGTGTTGCTTGGCTTAACGCGCGTGTGCGGAATCAGGAACGGCTGATCGTATGCTGCTGCAAACCGCGGGTGTTCCATCAGTCCGCCGGGACCATAATCAATGTCCATGGCGTAGGGAATGTCATTCGATACCCGTGCCAAGCCCTCGCCAGATGGATTGACTAGCGCCGCACTGTCATCAATCTCAAACCGCCATTTCTTATCCCACGGCGCACGGAACCAACCCGTGGCCTGCCGGATCGCCTCGCGACCCTCTCCCGCTTCCTCCATCGCAAACGCCCGCGCGAGCGCATCGGTGTCAGCCGTCTTGGCGCCCATGCCGCCGAAGATGCGCGACACCGCCGCCGGGTTGGCCGCCAGGTCGTCAACGTGCCGCAGCAGTCCCTGCGCCAAGTCCGGCACATGCCGCACGCCGCGCGCCAACAGCCCAGACCCGGCCACGTCGAGCCCGGCACCCACCACATCCGCACCCCGCTGGTTGATCCGGTAGTTCCACGGGCCGGGAATCGGCGACACGTTCTCCTGCGTCACCAGCGGCGCACCCTCGCCCGCCTCCTGCAGCGACTGCCCCGCCTGGCCAAGGGCGTTGCCGAGGAACCGCGGCGCGTTGGCGATCGCCGCGAACGGCGCCGTCCAGCCCGCCATCGCCTCGTACTCGCCGCCCAACTCCCGCCCAGCCCACTGGTAGGGCACCGCCAACAGGCCGAGCAACTGCTCGACCCAACTCGGCTCAACGGGACCTGCCTGCTGCCGGACCGGGTATGCCGCCATGCTATCCTCCAACCATGCGTGCTCTGCTCGTCGCCATCACGGCCCCCGCAGTGGCCGCGGCCGCCGTCTACCTCATCCAGCTTGCGCTGGCAGCCCTGCTGCTGGCCCTAAAACAGCGGTAGCCCCCACGGGCTCGGCTGCGTCGCCTCCTCCGAGCCGTACTCCCGCCCGCCGCGCTGCATCAGCAGCCCGGCCGCGTCCAGCGCGCCGCCCGGCAATTTCCACCCAAGCCCCGGCACCGGATAGCCGAACAGCCCAGGACTCTGCACCAGGCCGCGGCCGAGCGGGCTCAGGTAGAGCTTCCCAAGCCCCTCGCCAAGCAACATCTGCGCCTTGCCCAGCGGACCGGCCTGCAGGAAGTTCTGCATCGCCAGCCCGGTCGGCGTGCCGCTGTTGGGCACCGTCGACGCGAAGTGATGCCCGAGCCGCGCCACCTCGTCGAGCGGCCGCTCACCGCGCACCCGCCCGCCCTGCAGCCGCTCCAGCTTGTTGTGCAGCGTCGCGGCCGACAGGTTGCCGCCCTTGAGCACGCCGGGCGCCTCGAGCTCCTTGAGTGCCCGCCACTGCGCCTTTGCCTCGCGCACTGCCGGCAACTGCCCCGGCGCCGAGGCGTCAAACGCCTGGTCGAGCGCATCGCGCAACTCGCTCGCCGCTCGCGCCACGTCCGGGTGCTCGCGCGACGACCGCTGCAGCCGCGCCAACTCCGAGGTCTGCAGGAGGTACTCGTCCACGTCCAGCGGCTTGCCACTGGCCGCCCTATCCAGCGCCTTGTTGACCATCGTCCTGATCCGCTCACCGTCGGTGTCGGCAAAGACCTTGGCGTGCCGCAGCTCGATGTCCGCCAGGGCGTCGACGAAATCATCGCCGAGAGCGACCGGCGCAGTGCCGGCAGCATCGCGCAGGGCGGTGCCGATGCGCTTGTGCGACGCCTCGAGCACCTCGTCGGTGATCATCCCCGGCGTCTGGATGCCGATCGCCCGACGCGCTATGCCATTGGCCAGGTCCTGATTGCCCTCGCGCAGGGCGTCAAACGCACGACCCATGTACGGGTTACGCTCCCAGCCCGCCTCGAGCTTCTGCAGCGTGCGGTTCATCTCCCGCTCGCCTGGCGTGGTGCGATACCCAAGCGCATCGGCCCGCTGCACCATACCCACATGCTCGGGCGGCACCGGCCCAGCGCCGGCCCGAATGTCGGCCCGCCCCGTACCGATACGACTCAGGCCACTGCCGGCCAGGCTGCCGGCCGCTGAGAGCCCCGCTATGGCCGCCGCGTCACCAAGGCCCATGTCACCGCCGGCCGCCGCGAACTCCGTCCCCAGGCCGCTCAGGGCCGCTGTAGCAGCGCGGCGCAGCAGACCCCCGGCGGCCCCGCCCGGGACCGCCATGTCCGGCAGCATGGTGCCGGCCGTCGTGGCGATCGGGTGCGCCTCTTCGAGCGGCCCGAGCATGCGCTGGCGCTCCTGATCTGCGGCCCGTGTCGCGGCCACCGCCTCGTCATCGCCCAGCAACTTGCTCCACAGACGCGAGACGCCAGAGCCGAGCTGCGCTGCCCGGCCGCCGGCCGCTACCAGCATCGCCTCCAGGGAGCCCGTGCCCTCGGCCTGTCGCTGCGCCGCATTCGGCACTGCCTGCAGTTGCTCGAGCAGGCGGCGTGCCTCCAGTTCGCGCGCGAAGTCGCCCTCCTCCATCGCCGCAGCGATCTTACGCCGCAGCCTCAGCTCCAGCCCCGCGTTGGCGATACTGCCGATGTCGGGCATGTCAGAACCCTCCCGTAATGCCGCGCAGCCGCATCAACTCGGCCCAGTCGGCATCGGTGATGCCAGGCGGCTTCGGCGGCATCGCACGCGTCGTGGCGGCCGGCGCCGACTGCGCCGCACCGCCGGTCTGGAACGGCACCGCCTCCTCGAACGGCTTGAACGTGCTCTCGGTCCAAGCCGGCAGGTCCTCGATCTTGAAGTCCGGCATCCGCATCTTGGCGCTCAGCACCTTGAGGCGCCGCATCCGCTCCTTGGCGCGCTGGTTGAGGAACTCCAGCACCGCGGCATTCTGCTCTGGCGTTTTGTAGTTGCCAGCCCACATCTGCTGCACTAGCTCGAGCTCCTTTATCGTGACCGGCGCTAGGTTCGTGATCTGCAGGTTCTGCAACATCTGGTTGGTCGACTGCGCGTTCAGCACCGCCAGGTCAGGGTCCCAATACTCCTTGATGCGGCCCATGATCGGCCCGGTGTCGGCATACTTGCCGCCGCGGATGTCGGCAATCAGCTCGTCGTTGGCCTTGATCATCGACGGCATCTCCACCATCGCCGTGTTGATCTGCTTCTCGAGGTCAGTGGTCTGCTTGCCGCGCTCGCCGCCCATGGTCTCCGAGCGCTTCTGCTCGGCCAGCCTGCGCTGCACCTCCATCTGTTCCGGCGTGGTGATGGGCTCCATGCTCACGCTGCCGTCAGGCCGCCGCACCTCGCGGTAGTTGACACCGCCGACGTTGCGCACGACCTCGCCAAACCCGGCCTGGCCAGAGAACGCCAGCCGCCGCGCTTCGTCGGGCGACACGCCCGACTTGATCAGGTATTCGTACTCCTGCACGTTGGCCGGCGTGCGCATCTGCTGCATCTGCAGCTTGCGGTACTGGTCCATCGAGTCCTGCTGCCGCATCTGGTTGTGCAGCGCCATGCCACCCAGCAGGCCGCGGCCGATCACGCGCCCGGCGTTGCGGTCGTTGTTGCTCGCCAGGATCGACGCGCCCATCAGCAGCAGCGGATTGCGCATCAACGCCTCGATCGTCCCTGCACCCATCAGCTCGGTGTCTTGCATCTTCGGCTCCTGCGCCGCTGGCGGCGCGGTGGACTCGGCAACGGCAGGCGGCTCAGCCGTGGCTTGCAATAACCCGGCTCGGCCTAGCACCTGCTGCTCATACTGATCAGTGCTCGGCATGCCCGGCATGCCGGTCGGCGACTGCGTGCCACCGCCGGGCGTCTGACCGTAGTAGCCACGTACTCCGCGCTTGCGCAAGTGCTGTGCCGCCCAGCGCGCCTGCCCCTCGAAGTCCTGCGGCGCCTGGCCATGAAAGGACATGATCTGAAACGGACCCTGCCCGTAGTGGCCGGCGTACCGGTGACCCTGCGGCAGGGTTGGGCCGCGCAGCCCGACGTCGGTGCTGCCGCTGCCTTCCTGCTGCCAGACCGACAGCAGCAGGTCCGGGTCGACGCCCTCCTCGAGCGCGATGCGCCGCACGATGGCCGCGGCGCTGGGCCCGGACGGCATCACGTCAGGTCCCAAGTAGGCTGCGCAGCAGGGCCGCGTAGTTCGGCGCGCTCGGCTGCATGCCGGGACTTTGCCCCGGCGACTGGAAGATGGCCTGCATCATGCCGCCGCTGGCGCCCGGCAACTGCTGCGCCCAATTCGGCGGCGCCTGCCGGTAGGCCGGCAGACCCGGCATGGCCCCCGCGTTCTGCCACGGCTGCAGAGGCGGCGTCGTACTGCCCCCGCCCGTGCCGGTCCCAGGCGGGTTTGTGCCGTTCCAGTTGAAGTTGCCGAGCGCCGCCTGCAGCGCCTTCCAGTCGTCGAACGACATCGGCGTATAGTCGCCTTTCGGCATGCCATACATGCCGCGCTCCTTACCCTCGCCCAGCGGCTCGAAGGCCTTGGGTGGCCACTGCTGCATGTCCTCATAGGTCCATCCCGACGGGAAGGCACCCATGTAGTAGTCCTTGTACGCCTGCGGCTTCCGCTCCCAAGAGTCCAGCGCCGCGTCGTGAAGCAGCCCGCTGCTTATCGTGCCCATGTCATCCTCCTCACATCACATCAAGAGCCCAGCCAGGCCGCCGAGAATGGCGCCCCAGGGACCAAGACCCAGCCCGAGCATGGTCGGAGCCAACCCGGTTGGCCCGAGGCCCGCCACGATCGGCGCGATCGCACTACCCAGCGAGTAGCCGGTGAGCGCGCCGCCCAACGCGCCGGCCGCGCCACTGCTGCCCGTGCTGGCCGACCCGCCGCTGTTCTTGGTCGTCGCCGACTGGCCCCACGGCACGTTGCTGTAGATCGAGTTCTGCAGGTTGAGCCGGTTCCACGGCTCCTGCAGCGCGTAGTTGTAGCGCGCCATCGCGTCGTCTATGTACTGCTGTCCGTAAGCCTGCTCCTGGCCGCCAACCTGCCCGTAGAGCTGCGCCGGCAGCATGCCGAGCTGCGCCTGCTGCGGCAGAAACGCCAGCGCCGACTTCTGCGCCGCCAGCCCTTGGTCGTAAGCACCGAGTTGCGTCTGCGCCGCCGCGTTGCTCAGCGCCTTGGCCGCCTCACCAATCGCTACGCCCTCGGCAACACCCTGCCGCGAACCACCGTACTGACCGGCAAGGCTCGCCCCGCTGCGGATTGCCGGCAGCCACTCGCGCATGAGCTGGCCACTCACGAGCCCGGCCTGGCCCTGCAGCATCTGGTTGACGTAGGGGTTGTTGGCGACATCGGCCGAGTTCGCCAAGCTGGACGTCAGCGCCGTGCCGGCATTGAAAATCTGCGGCAGCACGTTGGTCGCGTACCCGAGTGTCGCGTCCTGCCCGGTCGTCGTCAGCGGCGCCTGCTGCGAGAACATCTGGTAAGGAAAGAACGGCATCGGCTTGCCGCCAAGCGAGCTCGCGGTGCCGTACATGCTCTTGAGGTAGGACTCCACGCCGGACCACGGCTGCACAATCGTGGTCTGCGTCGTCTTGCTGGGGTAGTTCACCGTCGAACCGCCGCCGCCACCGCTCATCTAGGCCTCCACCACCCATCGGGTGAACTGTGCGCGCCAACCCAGTTGCGGCGCGCGACGCTCCCACCCCTTGCGGGGTGACTCGAAAGCCACGGTGCCGATCTGGGCTTGCCGCGCTACCTGTCGTGCCCAGTCCAGGCCCTCACAAAGCCTGTCTGGTGTTCCCGGCCGACTCCACGCCAGCCATACCAGCATCGTCCGTGCCGCGCTGTGCAGGTCTGTGACGACCCGCAGGACCATCCACGAGTCGAGGCCAGGCCACGCCCAAAGCTGCGCATCACCGTAGCGCAAGGCGGCATAGACATCCTCTGGCAACCACACCTCGCGGCACCGCTCGCGGATCGCCTCGACGCCAGGCAGGACGTGCGGCCAGACGTCGTGCAAGGCCTGCGGCGGCACGAGCGCCGGACTCATACCGGCCCCTCGCGCCGCTTCGTGTACTCCACCTCGGAACCGAGCGCGTCGACCTGCAGGTGAAAGTCGAAGCTCAGCGCCGCCGCATCCGCCGAGTACGTGTCGGCCGCGTTCGCCGCGTCGCGGAACAACCGGCAGGAGAAGACGCGCGAGATGGCAAACGTCCGCGCATCAATGCCTGACCACTTGGCGATCTGATGCCGGTAAGCCGTACCGAGGCCGGCCTCCTGCGCGTAGATGATTGACGAGTTGCCGATGACGTCACCGAAATTCGCGCCCGTAAACTCCAAGCCCCAGCGCACGACGCCCGTGTTGGTCGTTGTCGGGCACCAGTGAATGTGCGGCTCGATCGTGCCGCGGAACTGCACGAACGCATGCGGCAACTGCACCTCGAAGAACACCTCTTCCAGTGCCGTTGCCGAGAAGTGCCAAGCGAAAACCCCGGTCGAACCGGCGCCGTTGTCCTTGAGCTTCTCGAACCCCGGCGGATTCGTGGCGCCAGGCTTGGCAGATGCCAGCGTTACCCGGTAGTCCTCCCACAGCGGGTCAGGGTTGGACAACGCTTGCGAAATTCGGCTGAGCTCGCGCTCGAGATACTCGGCAATCTGGTCAGATGTGGCACCGCGCGGCGGCGGCTCGGCGCGGTATCTCATCGCCCGCCAACCACCGCAAACTCAAGATCGTAGCCATGCAGTGCCGCGGCCGACGACCCGGGAAACTCAAACTTGACGGCGTGGAACCGCCCCGTGCTGCGCACGCGCACGACGTGATCAGTGGCCGGCGTGAAGGTGTACGGGCCCTCCCAGCTGTAGCTGTCGTCGGCGTCCCACTTATGGCCGATGCTCACGCTCATCGCGCCCCCGGTCGCCCGCGGGTAGATGGCGCGCACCATCTTGTGCGTCGGCTGGCCGTCGAGCAGCAGACCCTCGCGAATCAGGTAGCTCGACATCGCTGCGCCAGCGAACTGCTCGGTGTCGTCGAGCTTGTAGAACGCCCCGCTCGTGGCTGCCAGCAGGGCCTGCGAGGCGGGATTGTAAGAACGCTCACCCCAAGCGCTCGAGTCGGCGTCCCACGAGTCGCCGTCGCTGTCCCACGTAGTCGATCCGCTGGTCGATGGCAGCACGCCGAACGCAATGTGTGTCGGGCTCGGCAGCTCGCGCCACGACCATGTGCCGTCTCGCCACGACCAGACCGCGGCACGGCTCGGCAAGCTCTGTCCGGTCTCGGTGAAGCACAACCACATCTCCTCTTTGGCGAGGTTGCGCGCCACGAATGAGTTGCTGTAGTACGTCGGGTCGATCGCCGAGAACAGGGCGCGCCGCATGCGCTTGCTGATGACGCTCTCGACGTTCTGGCCGTCGTGCACGATGACGTCATCCTGGCACAGCACGAAGTGCTTTCCGTAGAACTCCTTGGTGCAGCGCTGGGCCAGCGCGCCCGTGGTCTTGCTGACGTCGCGGAAGTTCATCACGAACGCGCCACCGACGTACTGCATCAGCGAAATCATGTCCTCCTTGTAGATCACGAAGGCATCGCGCAACTGCTCGCCATCGAGGATGTAGCCCTGCGTCGCCGCCAGCTCGTTCGTGCCGGCCTCGTTCGCGGGGTCGGCAAAGTCCCAGTCGGACGGCACAGCACCCGGATCGGCCTGGTTCGACCAGTAGACCGTTTGCGGGTAGTCGGTCACGCCATCGTCCCAGTTCATTGCTACCAGGAAGTTCTTGTACGGGCGCAGCACCTTCGCTGTGTAGCCCTTTGCGGCCCATGTGTTGCTGCCGTCCCAGGTCAGCGCCTCGAGCTTGCTGCCAACCCACATCTGCGGCGCGTCCTTGCCGTTGTTGAGCACCAGCACGCCGTTGAGCACGCCGCCGTTCCAGTAGTCTGAGGCCGCGCCTGTGTAGTCGACATCGGCCCCAGTGGTCTGGCGCGTGATGTTGGTGTGTGTCGTGCCGTCCCAACTGTAGGCCTTGGCCAGCCCAGGGTAGACCCAGTAGGCCGTGCCGGACTTGATCACCGGAACCAGACCATAGGGCGCCACGCTCGGCGTGCCGATGCTGCTGTGTCCCAGCATCTTCTGGGCCGCGCCGCTGGCAAAACGCACGTTGAGCGCGCTGGACCACGCCGCCGGCGGAAGCAGCACGGGATCGACGTCAGAAACAACACCGACCGAGCCCACATCGCCAACCGAGAACAGCGGCATCAGAGCACCTGCTCGAGCTCGGCGAGCGACAGGTTATCGTCGGCCAGCAGGCCGTCTGCCGTCGTGCCAGCGCTCGTCTTGAGATAGGCTGACGTCAGTGCGATGAGCAGCGCCCCGGCCTGCTTGGCATTGCCGGCGACAATCGCTGCCACGACGTCCGCCTTGGCCGCGCCGCCCGCCGCGCTCACCGCGTCCTTTACCTGACCCCATGTCAACTCCGCGCGGGCGCGGGCAGCGAGCCGCGGCACGATGATGGCCTTGATCTCGTCTTTGGTCATGTCAGACTCCGATGAACTGCACGCGAGCACTGCCGCCAAGGTTGATGGTGTCGCCACCGGTTGCGGCAGCGAAGTAGCCGAGGTCATAGGTGTCGGTGGCCGTGTCGAACGCATACAGGCCAACCCAGCCGACGCCCGCCACAGCAGTTGTGTCATCCACGTCCCAGGTTGTCGGCTCGCTCGTTCCATCGAGCCAGACGCGCGCTTTTAGCGACGTGCCATTAGCCCGCGCGCGAATCCAATACCATGTCGCGGCGACGTTTGAGCCGCCAGACGAGCCGACGAGTCCGGCGGAACCGCTCGAGAAGTCGTAGACGATCGGCTGAAAGTCGCTGCCGTCGTTGCCCGCATCGCGCAGGGTCACGGCAATGAGGTTCTCAGCGCCCGAGGTGCCTGACCCGCGTAGGAACACGCCCACCGTGTTGGTCGCCGTGGCCTGGGTGTTGAAGCGCACCTTCGCCAACACCTCGACATCATCACGATCGGCATCCGAATCGACCGCGTTCAGCGAGATGCCGTACTCGTTGGACTCTGCCGACTTGGCGACTGTGAGCCGCGTTGGCGAGGTGTTGGCGGCGACGGAGCCCTCGGTCGTGCCCCAGCGCTCGGTCCATCCCGTCGTGGTGCTGAGATCGGCGACGTAGAGCGCCACTATCAAGCCCTCGTGCAGTTGAGCTTGATGCTCACCTTGGTCGCCGAGCTGTTACTGCTCAGCGTCACGCTCAGCGTGTCACCCGGGCTCAGCGAAGCACCGGAAGACGTCGGGCCGCCCTCGCTGCTCGTCAGCGACAATGCCGACAGGCCAGTGAGTGCCGAGCCGTTCTTCTTCACCGCGGCCGCAATGGTGCCGCTGGCCGTCTGGTAAACAGCAGAATTCACCGTGTAGCCGTGCGTGGCGTACTGGTCGAGCGTGTAATCGCCATCGGCGCCAGCGTCGAGACTGAACTGAATGCCAAAGGTCGGCGTGCTGGTGAGCTTGGCGGCGAGCTGCGTGGCGATCGTGCTGCTCGTCGTGATGCCGTCCAGCGTGCCGAGCTCGGCCGGTGTGATGGTCTTGCTATCGGCCGTGATGTTGCCGGTGACGACGGTCGTGCCGGCGAGGTTCACGGTGCTGCCGCTCGCTGCGGTCAGCGTCCCGCCGCTCGGCACCGTGGCGACGTTGCTGCCGTCGGCTGTCAGCGCCTTGCTCGCTTGCATGGTCCCGAGCGTCGTGACGTCGACGTAGTTCAGCTCTTCGTCGGATGACGTCACCGCCGCATTGACGTTGGCAAAGGTCGACTTCAACACCGACTTGATCAGTCGGATGTGGTTGTCACCTTCGCTTTTGGCGTCACTGCCGGCCGGGTTGCTGGTGTTCAGGTCGGCAATGTAGGTTGCGCTCTCGACAGTCATGGCGTTCCCCCGTCAGTCCACATGTAGCCTCGCCCGGTGCGCTCCTGCGCGCTTTCCTGCAGCAATTGCTCGAGCGCCTGGTCGTACAGCACGCGCCAGGTCGGCATGCGCGCGTCGTTGGCGCGGAAGCCCTCGGCATGCACCAGCGCACCGAACAGGTAGACGTCCGGCGCCGCCGTGAGCAGCCAATTGCTCGTGTTGCTGTCCGACAAGGCCGCCAGCCGCTCCCAGTAGTGCAGCGTGTAGGTGTACTCGGCGTCTGGCGTCGGGAACAGGCGGATCGCGCTCGCCTCGACCGCATAGTGTCCAGGCTCGCCGTTGCCGTAGGCGTAGTAGGCCTCCAGTGCGGCATTGGGCGCGATCTGCTCCAGCGGCCTGTCGTAGCCGCTGACGGTGACGCCGAGCGACACCACGCCACCGAAGCGGGCCGGCAGGGTAATAGTCGCGGTGCCGGCGGTTGTCGTGCCCGATGTGCTGCTGCGGCCAGCGCGCACGCGCAGCCGCCGGTTGATGTCAGCCTCCGCCAGCGCGATGAACTCCTGACAGCGCGCCGCCGGCAGCGTGTTAGTGTCGTCCAGCCAGTTCTGGACGGCCGTCTGCAGCTCGCTGTAGGTCGTGATGGCCATCAGCTCGCCTTCGCCATCGCACGCTGCAACTTTGCCTCTAGGGCATCACGCGAGTCAGAAACCCGGTAGCCGACCTTGAGGGCCGACAGTGTATTGCGCAGGTCGTCAACGCTGTTCTGCCTGGCCTCCTGCGGCGATATCCGGCGCCGCTTCTGCGCGCGCATCTCGCGGGGACGAATGCCGAGCGTGGCACAGTCGTCCGGCGCGTCCTGCGGCAACTCAACGACCGCGGTGTCAGGGCTCGATGGCGAGGCCACCCGCAGCACGCTGAGCGGATCGACGCGCTTGTCGGTCTCCTCGTCGTACAGGCCGGCAGCCAGCGGGCCGTCGTACTCCTCGACCTCGTAGCCCCTGGCAATCAGGCTTTCCAGGTTCGCGTGGTTGGTCCGGGTTAGGGAGTAGATGCGGTAGTAGCCGTCCGGGAAATAGACGTGGTGCGTGAACAACCGCCCGTCAAACTCCGCTTTCGTGATCTTGTATTTCATACATTTCCCTCGCTAGTGCGCCAGCCGCGCACGTCTCGGTTGTTGAGCCACCGCCGAAAGCGCCGCTGGTCGATGACGTGCCAGCCATCCGCGCCTTCTGAGATCAGTCCTTGCAGCATCGCGTCGTGCAGCGCCACGCCAGATAGCCGCGCCACCCAGCGGGGGCGGTCGTGGTCGCGCGTGATGTCCCGGCCGATGACGCTGCGCACCCGCGCGTTGTGCTCGATCAGGTGCGTGACGTCCTCCTCGTGACGCAAGTACAGGTTGCCGTCCTCGTCGCCATCGACGATGGTGCGCAGCCCCGGCGTCAGGTCGTCAAGCAGCACTCTTGCCATAGATCGCCTCGTCGTTCTCCCGCTCGGTCATCTCGCCCATGCGATTGGTATAGACCATCTCGCCAATGTGGTTCACGTGCTTGCTGAGGTCATGGTCTAGCATGACCTTGTAGCCGGCCTCGCGGCACTTGTTGAAGAACCCGGTGTCCTCGCCGTCGATCAGGAAGTTCCCGGGCGTGTGCGGGTCTGGCCGCCAGTTGAAGTTGAACCATGGCCTCGGCAGCGCCTTGAGCACGTCCATCGTGATCATGCAGCACCCCAGGCCGCCGAACTTCACCTCTTGCAGGCCGGTGTCGTAGCTGTGCGTGTAGACGTACCGCCCGTCGAAGTCGCGTGTTACCGGGATGGTTGGAACGCAGCGCTTGACGTAGTTGGCCAGCAGCACCGACTCGTTACGCCAGACCATCCAGTGAATTGTGTCCTCTGGGAACTCCATGTCAGAGTCGAGCATGAGGACGTGCGTCGGCTCGGGGTCCATGGCCATTGCCGCCAAGAAGCCGGCCTCGCGCGAGTACGGCAGCATCGACGACTGCTGATTGTTGATGCGATAGCTATGCCGCTTCGCCAGCGGCCGCTGGTGCATCGACTGCACGCACTTGAGCAGGCTGATCGCGAACCCGGTAGCCCAGCTCGGGCCTGACGGCACCAGGATCGCAAGGTGGAAGTCTTCCAGTAAGGGCCCCCGAAAGTGGGGGCCCTCAGCCTGCTGCCAGTCGGGAGGCAGCGTCCGCTTCATCAGCTCGTCGCCGTGTCGATGACGCTGGCGTTGCCGGCCTCGGCGCGGCACTCGAGCGTGTACTCGACCACCAGGAGCTTCTTCTCGGCGTCGCCGGTCTTCGCCAAGTCCTCCACCTTCAGCGGGCGCAGGTAGGCCACAGCCCATAGATCGCTCTGGATCAGGTAGACGTCATCCGCCACGCAGAAGTGATCCGGGTAGATGCGCATCAGCCCGAAGTCGGACTCGTACACGTCAACCGCGGTGACGAACTTCTTGTCCGTCGCGTCGAGGTTCTTGGTAACGCCGGTCGTAAAGCCGCTGATCTTCTGCTTGTTGAAGCTGTTGCAGATGACCATATCGGGCTTGCCGCCATCGTCCCAGGCTGCCTTTGCCGCGGCATCGAGGTAGGTCTGGGTGATCGTGACGGTGCCGGTGCCGGCGTCCTGCGCGTTCGACGTGATCCAGCCGGCCACGCCCTTGAGCTGCCGAGCCGTGGTGGCATCGCCGGTCACGAGCGCCGTGTTCTGCAGCAGCGCGTACTCCATGTCGCGCGCGATCTCCTTGGTCAGCTTGGCGACCTGATAGGCGATCTCCTTGCCCTTTCCGGCCTTGCTGATGGCATCCTGCGTGCCCGACACGATCACCGACTTGACGCTGATCTGCGTCATGTTGGACGAGCGCGTTCCACTCGATGCCGCCGAGAATGTCACCTCGTTGCCGTCGATGTTCGCGTTGTTCGCAGCCGCGGTCAGGCTGTCGATCATCCACTCGTGCAGGGTGGCCTTTGCCGTAGCGCGAGAGATGTTGGACTGAAACGGCGTTGCCGTCGGATCAATCACCGTGATGAGGTCCGATAGGTCCTCTTTGTTGAACTTGCCGACACCCGAGGTGCCGCCCATGTTGTAGACGTGAGAAGTGCCAGTGAAGACGGCCATGTGATCCTCCTAAGATCAGAGACCCAAACGTGATGCGATCGCCGCGGCCCAGTCGTCGGTGCGACCCGACTTGATGGCGCGGCTCGTCAGCTCTTTGGCTCGCCGTATCTCTTGCGTGGAGGTGGCCTTACCAGCACCGGGCTTTACCGCGCGTGGCGGCGGGAGGGGCTTGCGCTTGCCTTCCAGTCCGAGCTTGGAGCCTTCCTCGAGAGACTTGCGATACAGCATGGCGTCGTGCGCCACCCGGACCAGCCGGGAGTCGTAGACGCCCTTCAGCTCCTCGGCAGAGAAGCCGTAGTACTCCTGCAGGGCCGTCGCAATGGCGGGTGCCTGCTTCGGGTAGTCCGGGATGGCCACTGAGACCTTTTCCCGCTCGACGTCCAGGTAAGCACTGAGCAACTGCTGTTGCTCGGCCCGGGCGCGTTGCTCAACCTGCTGGCGCTGTGCCAGCGCGTTCCGTAGCTGCGAGCGTGCGCGCAAGATTTCCTTGGCGCGCTCGGTGTCGGCGCGGTCGCTGGATTCCAGCAATTGCGCGATCTGCTCATCGGCCATGTCCATGCGAGCGGCCGCCTGCAGTTCCGGCTGCGGCCCGCGCTGGAAGTAGCTCTGAATGTGGCGCACGAAATCCGGATCGGTCTTGGCATGCGCGACCATCTGCGCGAATGGCGCCATGTCGGCGCGCGCCTTCGCGACCTCCATGGTCTTGCGCGTGTAGTCGGCCTGACGTTGGTAGCCGTCAACGAGCTCCTTGTAGCTAACGAACTGCCGCTCCCCGTCGATGACCACATCGTGCATGGTGTCGGCGAGAATCTTGTCGATCGGCACCTGCCGCGTCTTGCCATCCGGGCCGACGAGAGGCAGCGTCTTGCGCCCTTTGGGCTCTTCCGCCTCCGGCTCTTCATCGGCGGCCTCTGCCGGCTCTTCCTCGGCTTCGCTCTCGGCCTCTGGGGCGTCCTCCGCGGCGGTTTCCGCCTCCAGGATATCCTCGCCTACCGGCTCGTCCTGCGGCTCGTCCTGCGGCTCGCTAAAGGCCTCCACGAGGCCTGCCATGATCTCGTTGCTCATCGAATCTGCTCCTCGCGGGTTAGCATAGTGCCGGCGGCGACAAAGCCGTGGAGGTAGGCGCGGAACTCGTCGAGCGCCTGTCCCCTGTCCCACAACGCTTGCCGCTTGGCCGGGTCCTGCTCGTGCTGCCACGCGGCGAAAATCCGCTCGCGGGTCTGCACGAAGAAATCCTCGATCATCGGGTCGTCGAGCAGGGCGCGTGCATGCGCTGCCCGCTGCTTCTCTGTCCAGTCGATCATGTGGCAAACAGCAGTATCAGCAACGCATCATCCTCGGCCTGCCACTGCGCAAGCAGCGCTCTGGCGTAAGCCAGTCTGGCCTCCTGGTAGGCCCTGAACCAGTCATCTGCCGGCCGAATGGCAATGCCTGGCTCTGCCGTGCGCTGTCGCGGCAAGGCCGCTCGCGCCTGATAGGGCCTCAGCCGCGGTGACAATGGATCGGTTTGGTGCCGGTCGCTCCCTTCGACAATGGCCCGCAGGTACTCTTCGTACTGCCGCGTGCGACGCGGCGGCCGCCGCCGACCAAACAGCGCGCCAGGCGCAACAAGAGCGCCAGACAGCCACGCCCCCGCCCGCCACGCACTCGCCTTCCATGCCCCGCCCCACGCGAGCAGGCTCACGCTGGCCCCCACTCGTCCCCAGTGACGCCCGAGCCGGTCAGGGCGGTGTCGTTGATGCGCCGCACGTCCACCGGGATCGTCGTGGCCTGGAGGGCCACCAGGACGGCGGAGGCAATGTCCGCCGTGGTCAGGGCGGCGAGCGCACTGCCGGCGGTGACGCCGGGCGCGATCTCGTGCGCCCAGATTTCGGTCGGGTCGCAGGTGCTCGGAGTCGTCGGCACGACCACCGTCGGCACCTTGCCCGCGTAAACGATGTGGCCGGTGGCCGGCGCCAGAACGTGGTGGTCGGTCTGCGTCACGACCGGGGCGTGGCCGCCCAAGACAACGTGCCCGGTGCTCGGCGCCACCGTTGTCGTGAACGCCTGCGAGACGAGCGGCGTCTTGCCTGCGTAGGTCAGGTGACCCGTGCTCGGCGCCACGGCGCGGTGATCAGACCGCACAATGGTCGGCTGGCGGCCGGTCAGGACGACGTGCCCAGTTGATGGCGAGACGAGCCGGTGCGCGGTCTGCGTGATGGTCGGCGTCTTGCCAGCTAGGGTAACGTGGCCGGTCGATGGCGAGACGGTCGTCGTTAGTCCCTGGCTGATCGTTGGCTGGCGACCCGTGTAGGTCAGGTGCCCGGCGCTCGGAGCGACGACGCGATGGTTCGACCGGGTGACAGTCGGCGTCTTGCCAGCCAGGACGACGTGACCAGTCGAGGGCGCGACGACGCGATGGTTCGACCGGGTGACAGTCGGCGTCTTGCCCGAGAACGTCAGGTGGCCCGTGGTTGGCGCAACCGTCACCGCCCCGCCGGTGGAGGAATCGCCTATCGCGATTGCGAGAATCTTGCGTGCGCTGGCGCTGCCGTCGCTGTAGTTGAGCGTCCAGCCGTCCGAGTCGAAGCTGTCGAGCGCGGCTATGGCATCGTCTGCACCGTCGCCAGTCTTGATGTGCAAGATATTGCTGAGGTCGGCCTCAGACTCTGCGTCCGTGTCAGCCTGCGCATCCTCGTCTGTGTAGTCGAGGCACCGCTCCGTGGTGACCGGACCACCCGCGCCGAGCGCGAGGAAGCCGTCGTTGATAGTGGTATTAACTGCTGTCGCGAGAGTCTGCGCGAGAATGAGCGCCTGCGGTGTGAAG